TTGTGCTGCTGTGAAAGCTAAGTTTCCGAAACCTGCTGATGAGGCTGCGGCATAATGGCTTTGACTACGCCAAATATGGGGTTGATTTCTTGGGATCAGGCTTCCGACCCCTATGATCACAATCAGCTTGCGGCCAATTTCAACACGCTAGACGCCCACGACCATACCCCCGGCGAGGGACCCCGTATCACAAGAACCGCGATTCAAGATGCTGCCATTAACACGGCCAAGGTTGATAACTTGGCCATCACCACCGGGAAGATTGCTAACAACGCGGTAACGGCCCAGAAGATGGATCGTCAGTATGTCCACCCAATCGGCAGCATCATGCCATGGTGGAGGCCTAGTGGGGCTACTGCCATCCCTGATGGATGGCTGGTTGCAAGCGGACAAGTGGTTTCGGCTGGTCAACACGATTTCCCCGGCGGTGGGGCTGTCACGCTTCCAGATCTTCGTAACCGGTTTCTACTCGGAGCGACGACAGACGGGTCCGGAATCAGTGCTACAGATTCGCCAGCCGTTGGCTATGCTGGAGGCAGTCACACAATCGACATCAGTCACAGTCATACGGTGCCCTCTCACACCCACACCGTAGAGGGCCACAGCCACACCGCGAACGCCCACACCCATACCGTCCAGTCACACAGCCATAGCCTTAGCGATCACAGACATGTACACTTCTTCCCCGTAGCCGCTCAGGTTCCCCAGAGCGGCAGCGACGATTGGCAAAGACGCATTATGAACCCCGTCGACCTAGAGAGCTTTGAGGCCATCAATCCAGTCAACGGTGGCACTATTCTGGGCACGTATCCCGACGCTTACTATTCGCCAACACTAGACACATATACGCAATATGCCGGGGCAGGATATCGCACCACCCAAAGCACTTATTCAATGGTTTCGATTATGTCTTTGCCTGCCACAACTGCAAACCGTATCTATGATCGGTTCTTGACATTCTCAAGCCCGCCGGTAAACGGGGTCGGCAAGCGCGTGACCTTGACAGGCGGAACCGGAGGCGAAACGCTTTCATCCTCCCCGGGGACTAATTTGGTCGAGCTTACTTCAAACCCAACAAGTTTAACCACTAACCCGTCGGGCGGGTCTATTGATGCCCGTCCAAAGTTTGTTGGTGTCTTGTACTTAATCAAGGTTAGGAATACAGTCTAATGGCCAGCGTGACTCCCAACATGAATCTCACCAAATGGGATAGCATTTCAGATTACTTTTCCCATGCCCAGCTTGCTGCCAACTTTGATGCCATCGACGATCACGACCATGGCTCAGGGAAAGGGACGCCCATTGTGGCCGGAGGAATCGCTACCGGAGCCGTAAACGCCGCAGCCCTTCAAACGGATTCGGTCATTGCGGCTAAAATTGAAAATGGCGCGGTTACTACCGCGAAGCTTGACACGGGCGCTGTTACGACAGGCAAGTTGGCAACCGGGGCGGCCACTTCGCCCAAGGTGGCTTTGACAAATGCCTCAGCGGCGGCGTCTGCGACCCTAACGCTAAGCGGATCTTGGGTTGACATCGCGGGGGCGACTATTACATTCACTCCGTCTGTGGCCAGCACGGCGATTATTACCGGGATTTTTGATTTTCAGACCACGGCTTCTGCCACCCTGTTAGGGGAGCTACAAGTAGATGGAAATTCTGAGACGGGTGGTGCCTTTTTTGCAGGGACCGCTAGCGGACAGAGGGCCACCGCCTCACAAATTTGGATTGTCAACCTAACGGCCGCGTCTCATACCATTAAGTTAAGGTCGCGCTACTCAGCCGGTGGAGGAACCGCGAACCAAACTAATACGAAAATTTCGTACATTCTGTTCTCACAGTAAGGAAAGTTATGGCTAAAGTCCCGCCCCCCGTAAACCAGATGCCGGTCGCAGATGACCGTATTAGCAGTACAGCAAAGCTGGCTACATATGCTACTGAGCTAACCGATGAAGAGGTTAAGAAAATCGGCAAGATGGTCGCTCAGCTTGTGAGCAAGTATGGAGCACGCTCTAACACTCCTGCAAATCTTAACGCCCTGCGCGACGAGGCTCTGTCGCGGCTGGCCTCCGAAATGAACATTCTTGCGACCCTCGATCCGGCGCCATGCTTTTATGGAGAGCCGCCCACCATTGAGATCATCGGCAAGATGCCCGGAGACTCCATCCACAAAGACGGATTCGATCACGAAAAGAAGCAATGGGAGGTCCTTGAGGCCGATAGGCGCAACGAGGCCTATCGCGGTCAAAAGGAGAGGTGACGAGTGGCTGGGGCGCTCGACATCATCAGCTCGCTGGAACACAACCTCAGCACGAAGCCTGTCTCTATTATAGATTTCGCGGAGTCGCCTAAGTTCTGTGGGCGCACTCTCTATCCGCGCCAGCGGCTTCTTCTCAAGCTGATGTTTTTGGAGGACCTGACAGACGAAGAGAACCGGATCCTTGATTACTGGATTTCGGGAGGGTATGAAAATGACGAAATCGAGATCAGCCCTGACATTAGAGAGCGTAGCCAGTGGCTACGAGACAACGGTTATCAGCACTTCCGCGAAGTGGTCTTTGTCGGGGGCCGTCGTTGCTCAAAAGGCTTTATCACTGGCCTAGCAATGGCCAAAAAGGTGTTCGACACCGTGCAGCTCCAAGACCCGGGGAAGTACTACGGGATCGACGAAGACAAAGAGATCGTATTCTCTTGTATCGCCGCCTCTCAGGAGCAGGCCAAGGGCATGCAGTACGCAGACTTCTCGGCCATGGTCAACTCGTGTGCGGCGCTTGGTCGTCATATCCATAAGGTGCAAGAGCTTGAGTTCTCCTTGATGACTGAGACCGACATTAGACGCACAGCGGAGTGGAAGCGCCAAGGCCGCCGGGTCCAGCGCGACATCTCAAAGGTCCGAGGCAAGGCGCATTCTGCTAACTCCAGAACCATTCGTGGTAGCGCCACGATGGCAATCGTATTCGACGAATTTGCCCACTTCCAGCAAGGCGAGTCGGATCAAGCAGATTCAGAGATTTATGCCGCTGCCGTCCCGGCGCTTGCGCAGTTCGGAAGGGACGCCATGATCTTCTGCAATCCGCCCGAGGCCCCGGTTTGGATGGAAGACTTATCATTTAAACCAATTGGCGATATCAAGACTGGTGATAAAGTTGTTGGTTGGAATAATAGGCTTGAGGCCTCCCCGACCTCTCATAAAGAAAGGGTCTTGCAAGGGTCGACTGTTACCAATGTTTCACGCCGTCAATCGCCCATCGTTAAAGTCACAATGGAGTCAGGGAGGACGTTTAGATGCACTCCTGATCATAAATGGTTAACGACGTTATCTAGTGGTGGTTCTAGCGCAGCAGCAGCGCTCGGAGAGTGGTATGCGGAACCCAAAGTCGGTCGTCAATTGGCCCATGTTATTGATCCCACCCCGCCGCTGGATAAAGCCCTCGAACGTGATGCAGCATGGCTTGGTGGCATATTTGATGGAGAGGGCTATGCCGCAAGAGGCAAAGCTTTAACAATTTGCCAGTCCAAGGGGGCTAATCCTAAAATTTGCAATAAAATCGAAGAAGTCCTGACTAACATGGGGTTCGATTGGGCGTATCATCAATCTACTAGCAAGTTGGGGATCGGCGGAGCATATCACATAAAGACTTACACAGACGAAAGGGCCAACAAGCAAGCTGCCACAGATTTTGCAAATTGGACTCGACCAGTTCAAATCCACAAATTACAAAGTAAATTGTTCACATCAAAGTGGAGAAACAAAGACACGATCTTATCCATCGAGCCGGATGGGTACGGGGAGGTTGTGGCCTTGACCACGTCTACCGCCAACTATGTTTGCAACGGATACGCTTCTAAAAACTGCAATAGTTCGCCGTACTCAAAGGTCGGAAAGTTTTATGAGCGCTTCGAAGAGTCCATGGCAATGGATAATGGGACTGCCGTCGCCCCATCGTCGCTTGGTATCCGTCTCCCTTCGTGGTCGCTATTTGAGGGCTGGTGGGAAGACCCCACGTATGTTGGCCCTAAAAAATGTGTAACGGTTTCCCCTGACTGGGAGTGGGATAAAAAGGATGACGATGGCAACCTTTTCTTCACCGATGATGATCGTCAAGCCATCATTATCGCGCAGCAAGAAGAGAAGGGCGATCCGATCAAGTACAAGGTCGAGCGCCGTGCACGTTTCTCTGAGGTTATAAACGCCTACTTGGATCCGCTACAGGTAGACCGAATGATGGCCGGTCGCCCCGAAGACACAAATGAACAAGATCCTGACAATGAGGGCAAGAACCTGATTCGTTACCACCCGTTTAAGACGAACTGGGAAAACTCCTCTTACCAGTATTCGTATCACGCTCACATCGATCCATCTTCAACGACTGCCGGGTTCGGATTTGCCTTGGGACACATAGAGCTGTTTCAAATTAATGAAAAGCCAGAGGCACACGCCGTCTTCGATATTGTCAAGCGCTGGGTCCCGGCAGAGTTCTCTGACAATGTGATCGATTGGGAACCCATTCTAGAAGAGCTGCTGGATTATTGTAATCTGTTTAGACCCGAAACGTTGACCTTTGATCAGCACCAGTCTCAGTGGCCGATGCAATGGCTGCGCAAGGAGCTTCGTAAACGCAACATCGGCGAAGTGCGGATCTTTGAAAAGACCGCTAACATTCAGACCAACTGGAACAGGGCCGAGGTTTTCAGAACCGCTCTGTATCAGGGGTTGATCCACTGCCCCAACGACACGGCAGATGCGCACCGTGCCGGTCTTGAACTTAAATACCTACAAGAGATTAAGAACGGCCGGATCCCTCGCGTAGAAAAGCAAGACGAAGGCCCCATCCAAACTAAGGATATGGCCGACTGTATGATGGAGGTGGTCGAGTCACTTATCGGATCAGGCCTTGGCAATGACCGTGGATATCTAGCCGATGCAGGGCTGACTTTTGGTGCGCGTGGGGGCTATGCGATTGGTAAAATGTCTCCCAAGGCTGAAGAAATGTCTGCCTTATATTCTCGTAATAAAGGGGAGCAGAGCTTCAGAGGAAGTCGCGGAGGACCAGTAGATAACCCGGCCCGCCGCGCTTTTGGGGGCAGGCCCGTCCCCCGTCACCTCCCTAACCGTCGGCTCCCGGGTTCCTAAATCGGGTTTTGCACCTATAAACCTCGTCCGGGCTACGCAATAACAATTGACATGAAGAGTGATCCAACGTACGTTTTTGACAATGGCAAGGTCTACACTATGGTAGACGGAAGGGTTGTCTCATCCGTAAAAGAATCTGATTTTGATGATGAGCACACCGACGACCGCAGCATCAGTCCAAATTATCAGCAACCCGGCATACACGTCGAAGATTCTGAGTTTGGCGAAGGGGAGGGACCCGGAGCCGTCGTCGATTGGGACTCTCTTGTCTACGAACTACAGTCTCTTGGGATGGACGCCGCAGATGCGGCAAGGCAGTTTGGCACTGTCCATCCTGATCAATATCAGGGCGCTTGGTCTCAGCTTATCTCAGACCTACAGGATAACGATGTGACGCCCGAGGAGTTCGCGGCTACTGTGAAGACGCAGTCGCCTCCTGAAACGCAGATGCCTGATCCGCCCAAAGAGATTCAAGACGATCTCATGGCGCAAAACGAGCCGAACGATGTATCCGATGAGGACTTCCACCGGCAGCATCAGGGTTCGCGTGTGTCTACGCCCAACGGCCTCAAGGGGAAGGTCCTTGGCCGTGTCAGTGGCATGTGGGGAGACGAAGTAACGGTGCGTTTCGACAACGGCCGCATCGTCCGCCTTCCTGTCAACCAAGATTTAACCTTTGAGTCAGCCTCCCGTGAAGCCTCCGAGTCTCCGGTCGTAGGACTGAACTCTCGCCTTGCAGCCGACTATGACGGCTCCAAGGATTCGCTTCGTCTTCGTGTCGAAGAGCTGAAGGCCATCAAGCTAGAGGCCGGGAAGCTTGTCCGCGCAGGCGCAAGTTACGACGCCGAGCAGGAGCTAGATCAAATCCGCGTTCAGGCCGACTTCGAGCTTGGTGAGGTCCACGCAGCCCTTGAGCATCTGGCCGACAAAGACATTCAGGCCTTTGAGCCGCCCGCCCCGTTCCGCACACAGGTTGTCGAGCAGGAGCATGTGGGCGCAGGCGACTCTAGCTGGTTGAGCCACACGGTTGATGAGATGATCGCTGAGGCCGAGGGTACCGATTACGAGAAGCTTATGGACGAGGGTCCAGAAGCCTTCACTGCTGGCATGGAAGGTCCTGCTCTTGCCGATTCCGGCGTGACTCGCGAAGTGGCGTCGTCCTTTATCAGATCTAAGACGGCTGCTGCAAGCCCTGAGGTTCGTGACCAGTTTGAGCAGGTCTGGCTTTCCCGTGTTGAGGGGTGCCGCAAGGCCGAACTTCTCAATCGCAAGAAGACAACAAAGAAGCAGGCAGCGGTCGAAGAGGACAGCTATAAGGACCTGCCCGACGACATTCTCTTCACCTGATTGTAATCTTCTGAGATTGCGCTAAGATAAAACTATGAGCGGACTTTTCGAACACCTAGCAGCCACCGACGACACTGAGCGTGTGGCCGGACGCCAAGCTGTATCTGTCGCCAACAAGCGCGTCAAAGACCAGCTTGGCGGCTTCCTTTCCAACGCTACTAATCAGGCTGATCTCAACTCCCGTATGTCGCTTGTAATCGACGACATCCAGCGGATTGCCGCTGAGGTTGGCGAGGAGTATGGAGTCGTTGCCGAACGCGTCGAAAAGGTTATTCGCAACCGGTACGGAAACTTCGAGCGGCAGGCTGAAGAGCAGAAGAATATCGACGAGTTGCTGGCTGACGCTCCCTCTGCTGTGGGTCACGGAACCATTGATGGCGGCACTGTCGAAGATCCGAACAATTTTTTAGCACAGAGTAGTCGCCAAGGCGCAGAAGCTCCTAAAGGGTCTGGTGGCGCTGTAAAGCGTGAAAAGCTTCCCAAGGGCAATGCCGATGCTCAAGGCGGACCTTCCCCCAAGATTGACAAGAGCAAGGCCGGAGACGAAAAGGGTCACAAGCATACGGAAATCGACACCGAGGGAGATAATTCGCCCGTCCCTAACGATGAACAAGATGTTACTGCGGCGGGTCGCGGAGATGTCGAAAAGGGAACCAGCGATTACAGTCATTCTACGCCAGAGCTAACTTCCGATGTTCTTAAAAAAGAGGATCTTCCTACTGCTGACAAAGACGCTCAAAACACTGAGCGCAACATCGAGCAACCGAGCACTGGCACCTTCCCAAAAGGCAATCAAGCTGACCCAGTGACCTCTCGCCAAGCGAACGAGGGAGGGTATCAGGTCGTTCCGTCGACACCTGAACATTGCGACGCACTTGGTAATTGTGGTGCGATGTGGATGCCCGGGCCGCGCCAGCAGGCTCCTCCGGGAGAGGACGGGATGCCGGGGCCGACACCGATTTCGTATCGGCCTCTCGAACCCGGTAACAGCCTCCACACTGTGCTTAATCACCGTGGGGAGCCTGTAGCAATGTTCGATAGGGACATGCACCCCAACGGTGTAGGATATGGTTCCGAACCGGTTCCAGAAGGCGTCCAACCGATTGTAGATGAAAACCACCGCGCTATTTTTGGCCAACCCGACCGACGCGCCGACGCGCAGGCTCGGCGAGAGAAGATGCGCGGTCGCGGCGTCGGCGAATGGCTTGACCGCGAGTCCAAAACTGATCCAGATCGTAATCCGATCCGAGACATTATAGAAGAGCTAGATAATGACATGTCGGCTGTTGCCGAGTACGAAAGGACTGTTCGATGACCAACCCTTGCTCTTGTAACGGTAACTGCTACGGATCCTGCCAGCGATAGGGAATAGGCCCAAACGGGGCTATAACCACTGATGGCAAAGAAAAGTGAAACCTCCCGCTTAGACGCGGCGGTCGATAACCTTAAGAAGCGCGGAGTGGCGCTTCCAAAGAATGCTGCTCGCGCCAAGCTACAGGCGGCGTCGATGCACGAAATGGCCTCTATGGGCACGAAGGCTCGTCACGCCGATCTGACGAGCGCGATGGCCAATGGTCAGAACTCCAGTGCTGCTGAGATTGAAGCTAACACTCGGCTTGTTCGAGCGATGGGTAGTCAACGTCGCGCCTCCTCTATCCGCAAGTCTGGGTCAACGGGCAGCGGAGACGTTTATGCTGCGATCCCGCGTTTTTATGATCCGCTTGAGTACTGGGATCTGTCGGGTCTTCCGTGGAATGTGGCCGATGAAGGACATCGCCACAAGCTGCATAAGTGGCTGCGGCTTTATTACGCCACTCACTATCTGGTTCCTATCCTAATCGACATTTTCACGCGTTTCCCGTTGGTTGGGATGAGCATGAAGTGCAAAGACAAGCATCTCCAAGGGTTCTATGAAGACCTTTTCTTTGATCAACTTGATTACGCGGAGTTTTTGGTTGGCTTGGGTCGCGAATACTGGACTGTTGGCGAGGCTTTCCCTCTGGGTTCCTTCGACGAGGACTTGGGCGTATGGGAGAGCGAGGAGCTAATCAATCCCGAGGACATCGTCATTGAGAACTTTCCTCTACTCGGATCCAAGCAGCTTAAAATCGTCCCGCCTCAATATCTTAAGAAGTTGGCCCAGTCGCAGTCGCCCGCCAAGGAGTATAAGCAGCTCCAGCAGAGCTTCCCAGAGCTGATTCCGTACCTGCTGCGCAATGAGCACATCCCGATCTCTTCGGTACTGCTCAAACAGGTCGCTAACAAGCACACGACTTGGGATGATCACGGCACCCCCATTCTGCTTCGTGGTCTCCGCACGCTGATCCACGAGGAGAAGCTGCTTGCATCGCAAGACGCCATCGCTGAGCGCCTTTACTCTCCGCTTATCCTCGCTCGCCTTGGCGTTCTAGATCTTGGAGACGGTCAAGGTCCGTGGGTCCCTTCGCCAGACGAGCTGGATGCTTTCCGAGACGACATGGACCTAGCCCTTTCCTCAGACTTCCGTTTGCTGGTCCATCACTTCGGCTTGGAGATAGAGAACGTTTTCGGCCGCGAGCAGATGCCTCGTCTTGGTGACGACTTCGACCGCATCGAACGCCGGATCATGCAGATCTTTGGCGTCAACCCGTCTCTACTTTCGGCTGGTTCCAATTCTCAGCCTTACGCCTCTAGCGCGCTTCAGGCTGAGTTTCTTAACCAGATCCTGCGCACGTTCCAAGATTGGTTGAAGCGCCATTTCAAGTCCCGCGCACTTGTCGTGGCTGAGGCGCAAGAACATTATGACTATGACAACAAGGGCGGCACCCGCATTCCGATTTTTGAAGAGGTCGTCATCCATGACGAGGAGACCGGCGAGAAGCGCATTGAGGAGCGGCACAAGCTGCTGATCCCAGAGCTAGAGTTTGAGACCTTGGATCTACGCGATGAGGCCACTGAAAGACAATTCCTTCAGACCATGCGGGCCATGGGAGTCCCCATCCCGGACAACAAGCTTATGGTCGGCGTTCAGGACGACATTAGTGAGTATGTCGACGAGTACAACGATGAATTGGTTGAGAAGACCATCAAGCAGCAAGAGGCCAAGATGAAGACCTACAAGGCCCTTAAGACTGCCGGTCTTCCGATCCCGCCCGACCTTAAGGCTGAGGTAGAAAGCGTCCTCAATCCTGATCCCGGTCAGTCTGCTTCGCCGGGAGGCTTGCCACCGATGGGCATGGGTGGTGGACCTCCCCCGCCGGGGATGGGTGGACCTCCTCCTCCGGGCATGGGTGGACCCGGCGAGAGCATTGTAATGCCGTCACCGCCAGACGGACTGCTTGGACCAACAGCACAACCGCCAGTTCCGGGCGGAGGTCCCCCGCCGATTTCACCTAATGGTCCCGATGCTCCGGGCAACGGTTTCGCTCCGCCCGCGAGCTTCGAGCGCCGCCCCGGGATGCCGCGTCCCTCTAGTGTGCAGAACACAGACGACGAAGATTCGCAATCTGATAAGATTGCTGGTAACATTGCTGATACAGGCCCGATGCTCAAAAGAGAAGAAGCAGAGGGTAAAACCATTCATAGGCTGCCAAAGGCTGCGAAGCGTAAGAGTTATAGCTTCATAGACGAGGATGCCGTTCAGGAGCCAAGTGAAATCGACGCAGAGTCCGCTGGACCAATATCGTCAGAAGATTGAGACTTGGGTCTCGGTCGGAGGCTACTCGAATCCCGACGTTGTCAGAGCACTCACCCAGCTAGGGGTGTCAACCAGTGAGCGCAGCATCAGGCGCGCACTCCGTCGTTGGGGTCTCCCTGCGGAGGATCAAGGGTTTCAGGGGCAGACCAAGATCACTGGCGATGACGCGATTCTTACCAGCAAGCCGTCCTTGGACTACAGCAACCCCGAGGATTTGCTCAAAGAGCGAGGGCTGGAGCCGGAGGAGTGGGAAGTAACATCGGTTACAGTGAACGAATGGGATTCGCCAACCGGCGATGTCTTGAAGCAGCTCAAGGTTAATTGCCGCCGGATAAAAGACATCCAGTGGCCTGAGTGGCCTGAACCGGCTCAAATTAATGTTGATCTCCCCAAGGCAAGGCCCAAGAAAAACACCGGTCAGCCTCGCAGGGTGGTCTGCGTTGGAGATCATCAGGCCCCCTATCACGACAAGGAACTGCACGCGCTATTCCTAAACTGGATAGACGTCAATCGTCCCGACGAAGGCATTTTCATCGGAGACACCATCGACCTCCCGAAGATCAGCCGCCACCCGGACGATCCGGTGTGGGCTGCTACCACGCAGGAGTGCGTCAACGCAGCCGGACAGATCATCTACGATTATCGGGCTGCGTCTCCTGAAACCCAATGGAAGAAGCTGGCCGGAAACCATGACGAGCGTCTTCGTCGTGCGGTCATTAACAACATTGCTGACTTCTACGGCCTTAAGCCAGCAGAAGTAGAGGAGTTGCCGGACCTTCCGTCTATCCACTCTCCTCGTTTGCTATTGAGGCTTGACGAATTGGGCGTTGAGTTTATCGAACCGAATGGCTCATACGATCACGCCCAAGTGCGGATCTCAGACTTTTTGGCAGCCCGTCACGGTTGGATCGCTCGCAAGAACAGCGGCGCGTCTGCTCACGCAACGCTTGACCATTTGGGTCATAGCATCATCGTGGGTCACACGCATCGACAGTCGCGAGTCCACCAAACGAAGTTCACCATTGATGGAAAGCCAATAGTGAATACTGCTGTCGAAACTGGCTGCATGTGTCGTATCGAAGATGGTCTGGGGTACGCCGTCGCCCCAGACTGGCAGAACGGCTTTGCCGTGGCTGAGGTGTGGCCCGATGGTCGGTTTTCCATCGACCTTGCCACTTATGTTGACGGGGTCCTACTATATCGCGACCAGCGATATTCGTAAGGGGATAATGTCTAATAGTAAAAAAGGATCCAAGCGCAACAAGCGCGAAGCCTATCAGCACAGGCCAAGGGCCGTTTGTGTCGTCGCCTATGACGTGGGCGGTCGGCCAATGCCGGATTCGCATGCTGCCGAGGTGGCTAATGCGGTCAGCGAAGTTGCGAAAAAGCACGGCTACCTCGTGAGCGTTACCCGAACATAAAGTCAAGGAGAGAGCAAATGGCTGATCCAATTTGTACCGAAGTAAGCGTAAGCGCCTCAGTTGGCGGGAAGGTCCAAATCGTCAAATTCGAGTACAGCGCTGACTTTCACTACAGCATGTCGCGCAAGTTCACCGTCCCCGAGGACTGGGACGAGAAGGAGATCAAGAATTTCCAGACAGACCGCACTCTCGCCCTAAGAGAAGATCTTGAGAACATCGCTCAAGCCGAGATGAACGAGCTGATCAAGCAGAGGGACGGCGAATGACAGAGTCCAGAAAGCATAGAACCGGTCAGGTTTGGGACGACCGTAAAGACGAATTTGAAGAACGAATTAGAAACATCGAAAAGCAGATTAACTATTTGATCGAGCTGGTCGCAGACTTGGGTCTAGAAGATGACGAAGACTGAAAAAGTCCTCGATTTTATCGGGGCTACCATTAGGTCTACGATCAGTGTGGTCAAATTTACACTGGACAAATTCAAGGGCCGGTAATGCTGATAGGGATCACAGGGAAAAAGCGAAGCGGCAAAAACACCGTTGCAGACTTTATGCTGGAGTGGGCCGAAGAACACAGCTTGCCCGCTCGTCAGCAGGCGTTTGCTGACAAGCTCAAGCTGAGTGCAGCCCGTGCCTTTGGGTTCACCAACGACCACGATGGTATGTCCTTTTGCGAAGATCTTAAGGAATCAGGAACGGTTTCGGTGTTCTTCTCAACGACGACGGCAGATGTCCCCGACCGTCTTGATGTCCCCGACCGTCTTGAGGTCTCGGGACGAGAATTTTTGCAGTTCTACGGAACCGAAGCTCATCGCCAAATGTTTGGTGACCGCTTCTGGATTGAACGCCTGCTGCCAAAAGACCTTGATCACACCAAAGAGCTTCTGATTATCACTGATGCACGCTTCTCAAATGAGGCCGAAGCGATTCGGGCCGTGGGAGGGGATATCATCCGGGTGGTCCGCTTTGGCTCTGATGAGGACGGTCACGCATCTGAGAAGCCGCTGGCGGAGGACCTTGTGGACATTGAAATCCTTAACGACAGAGACCTAGACGGTCTCAGGTGGGCCGCTAGAACGGCAGTAGAAAGGCTTTACTCACAATGGCTCTCATAGCGATAGATATCGACTCGACCTTGTACTGCTTCGAAGCTGCCCTTCGTCAGGCATACATCGATGACGCTATCGAGCGCGGCGATAAAAGCCTGTTCCGGGGTGCGTATATGCCTTGGGTGGAATGGCGAAGCCCGTGGGACGCGTGTGGCGAAGAGGCCTTTGAGTCCGCGCTAAGCCGAGTCCACACCGAAGAGGTGATAACCACTAGGCGGCCTTTCGAAGGAGCCTCCAAGGCCGTATTCAGGTTGGCCCAGAGCCACGACATCGTCTACTTGTCGAATAGGAATGAAGACCTGATGGAGCCGACTGAGCGTTGGATCGCTGAGCACTTCCCTCCCGGCAAGGTCCTTTGCACGATGGACGATAAGCGGTCGTACCTAACGGACTGTCAGTACCTGATCGATGATCGACCCAAGACACTATGCAATTTTCTTTACGACTGGGACTGGAAGACCTCGCGTACGGGAAGGCGTGACGCATTTGGTCTGTTGTTTGAGTACAATCGGGCTTTGACCGACATCCCACACTTATACCTAGCCCCCACTTGGGCAGGTATTGAGTTTTATTTAGAAAGGCAGGGTGTGCTAAGTTGTCCTTAACTGATGATATTCAGGTTCTAGTCACCGACCTAGAGGTCATTAGGGCGGCACTGAACATCTCTCATATGCAGAGCGTTTCGCAGGACCTATCCGATCAATATAGAAAACTGTCAAACAGGCAGCAGTATTCGGCGATGACAAAAGCCCTTGAGGGTTCGTTGATCAAAGCGGATGCATACTTGACTGCCTATTATGAAGGCCAAGAAGAAGAGGCCAACGATGAGTGAGCCGTCCCCCTTTTACGAAAAGCTACCCAGCATGGAAGACATACAACAGATCGCCCCAAAGCAAAGCTCTGATGATTCGATGAGTCGCGATTTGGAGTATCTATACGACGACTTGGAACAGCTCGTCACACAGATCCGGCTCGATGATCCGTCGGCGCTTCGAACAGCGGAGGACCTTCGTGATTCCCTTTCCCGCTTGCTTCGATAAAGCCCTTGACAAACTGCTGACATTGCTGCTAGACTTGGTCTTCGGCAAAGAGGAGCCGTTCGAATACACTCCTAAAACATGGCGGGACACAATGGACAAGTCATCCACACAATTTTTTGACTCGGTAGGAGACACGTACTCCTTGGGGGAGGTCACCCCGCAGCAGGCTAAGTTTCTGGAAGCCCTACATCGGTCCGACAGGGCTGCTGCCGCCCTTCGAAACAAAAAGCCAAAGGTTGAGTAGATGCCCAACATGATTGTTCTGGCCGGGATCCCCGGCTGCGGCAAGAGCACTTGGGCTGCTCGGCTATTCGACCTGAAGGCCACGATCCTATCTCCGGACGCGTTTCGCGAGGAGAAGTACGGAAGCCTCTTCGAGGCGCACAAGCCCGCTGCACGAGCTGAAGCCAACGCTTACGCTTGGGGCCGCACACATGCAGATCTTGGGGATGGTCTTAAGCATGGCGTAGATTGTGTTGTTGACGCGACTAACTTGTGGCGGTCCGGACGCCTTCAACTTCTTGAGGTCGGGGCGCGTAGCAAGGCCAAGTGCCATTTAGTTCTTTTCAAGAACTTGGCTGAGGCGCTTGATCGCAACGCTGCTAGGTCAACCGACAAGGTCCCTGTGCTCGACATGGAGCGCATGTGTGATCGCTATTACGACACGCTGTCCGAGGTAGAAAACGAATTTTGGGATAGCCTTATCTTTATTGAGAGCTTCAAATGAGAGATCCGATGCCCGCACTTTTATTGGCTGACATCGCTTTGGTCATTTGTCTGTTATTATACTTCCATGCTTGAAATTAGATTTGTATTTGGAGTACTAAAGGGCCTATGGAAAGCAGCGACAACAGATGTCGATGTCTTCCTTTTGCTGCTGTCGGGACTGCTACTAGGCAGGAGGGGCCTAGGGAAAGTCCTTCTGGCTTATGTGATCGCCCGCCGTGCTGATCAATATGCTGGTCTCTTTGCCTCGAAACTAGACGACATCGCTCTAGTAATGGCAAAGGAGAACAGATTCAATGAATGAGCTTTTTGTTGGGGCAGACGTAGAACTCTGTGTCGGATTCGATCAAGTTTACAGCAAGGCGACTGCTGGCGCCCGAGGCATCGTGCGAGAAATCAAGATTGATGGCGACGGCTTTCAGTTGGTCTATGTCGAATGGGATCAAAATCACTTTTTGTATGTAGGGCAGCCGGATGGCTGGACCTTTGCCAATCACCTCAGTCTTTTCACAGAATCTGATCTGATCTGTGATGCTTCGGCGGCCGACAATCTAGATTCCGAGGAGCGATACATCGACGCAATCATGGATGCCTTCGACGAGGCATCAGAAAGCCAAGGATTTATCCTTGTTGCCATCCGGGATATCTGCGATGTAGACGGCGTGAAAGTCTACAAACCGATTGTTTTGGCGGCTGCCATTACTAATGACGCTGCTCAAATCCTCAAAGACCTTGGCAGCCCGTTAGACGAATGAGTCAGGACGGACGTCTACAAAGGGTCTCGCGTACGATTAAAAATGACCGACCGATCCGCAATGAAATCTCGTGCGGGTGCGGCGGGACCATTTATTGCGCGCCACGAAGTAAATTTGCTTGCTGTAGCAACGGTGAAGTTCGGTGCACGATCTGTCGTCGCGAAGCCCGCAGGTTCGGCCGAGGCGGATGGACCTGTGGATCAAACTGTAATGCGCCTATGTAAGTGCTGTCAAACCAGTCGACGAGGCTTTGGTCTTTCCCCTCGCCGGATGACCCGCCTGCCTCTGGAGGTTGTTATGGATAGCCCAATGTTTATTCGAAAATCTCCGATTGAGATATGCCCACACTGTGACGGTGACGCCCTAAGCAGGGCGACAGAGGCTCATGAACGACGCCAATCCGATTCTTAATGGGTAATGACTATCTGGCATCATGATTCCATCACGCAGGGAGAACTGGATGCTCTTTGTAAGACCGCAGAACGGGCTTGGGGAGACGACACCCGCTACCCGCTGAAGCGTGGGGACCGACGCCCTGAACAGGGACAGTCCTATGTCACCGCTCGATGGCTGACAGAGCGCCTTGGCGGGCATGTTGGCGTGAACGGAGGCCGTTACGCTTGGGTCAGCCCTGATAGTCAATATGCCATTGATCTAACGTGCAAGTTTTACGGTCAGAATGATGGGTACGAACCTTGCCCCAACGCCAAAGAGACGGAGCGCACATCGCGGTTTAGCAAACGGGCGAACATAATCTTCGGCTCGTTAGACTCGCTGCTCAAAACGTCCCTAGATTATTCAGGGGACGCATACCCGGCAGAGGAGCCGCAGCGAGCCTCTGACATCGACCAGCAGTACTGGGACGATGAGCCTGATTATGAGCCTACCTCCGGTGAGTACAAATTCGTTTATGCCAACGGACAGCTTGAGGTCAGCCCTTCACACGATCATAAGCAGCTTTCTGAGCATGCGGGCATCGACCCACAGCATCAGGGTCCGATGGCGGTAGGATGGGTCATCATCAATAACGGCAAAGCTACGTGGGAGGTTCAGAGCAATGTTAACATCCGGTCCTTACAGCGCGTGTTCAAAGACTATTGCAAGAATATCGGTTGGACGTGGGGAGGCATCACAAACATCGAAGGAGAGCCGATCAATGATGAATTCGCCCCTAGGGGATCGTCGCACATTCGTTACGCCTTCAACGATGGCCATCTTTACCTTGGCCGCGTTTCTCATAGCGAGCTGGCGATCAAGGCCGCGACCGAGAACCCCTTACGAGATAATGCTTGCTACGGATGGATTACGGTCGGTGGAGATAAAGCCCAAGTTTGGCCCGTACACGTAGCCGCCATCCCCTCGCTTTGCGAATGGGCCGAGGATCAGTCGCTCACGCTATACGCCGGTAACGACAACGTCATCAAGACCATCGAGGACTTGGAGGTGGAAAACACCGGGGCCAATTCGGGCGAGATGGAAACCGCCGAAGAACCACCGAAGCGTAACCCCTCTGGTTTATACCAGTGCCCGACCTGTGATCGTCTGTTCCCGCGCTGGCAGCTTTATGATCGCCACCGCAAGGATGGTTGCGCAGACGTTAAGCGGGAAATAAACGAGAACGGCGGCTTTCCCGAAATCGGGACGGACGAACCCGATCCGTTTAAGCCCCACGTTACTCCGCTCCAGCCTGAGATCTTTCCGCTTGCTAGCCTCAGAGAGGCTGCTCGCGTCGACGGGTTCTTAGGCGGAAGCGAGTCGGACACATACTTCGTCGCTTACCACTACGGCTGTCCAGTGGGTTACGCCCGACTCCATCTGGGGAAGGTCGTGGACCTGCATTATGTCAAGGAAGAGGCCAAGCGACCGCTATTGGCCAAGGTCATGAAATACACCGACAAGCAGCCGAAAGATCTGATCTCGGGGGCGGTCCCATTCATCTACGACGTTCAAGACGATGAGATCACAGTCGGGCAGCAAGGCCAGCGCTTAGCTGACATCCCGGGCAAGTTCACTCCGGGTGGCATCGTCGAGGGAACGTACGAGCCGGGTGGCAAGGTGGTTATCCGGTCGATGACCAACATGCCCTACACCGTGCGCCACATGGTAGAGCTATGGTATTATCAGCATCCGGAGCTAGAGGTTAAGAACGTGCACCTTCGGGATGACAAGGGGTCCGACACCAAGCTGGCGGCTTCCAACCAGCTCGGCTCGACTGTGGCCATGTTGGCGCTCGCCAATCCGGTAGTAGACGAGGTCGCCAAGGCTCTGCATAACGGGGGCGGAGAGGTTTATGCCGTAGGTGGCGCGGTGCGCGATGTGATGCTAGGCAAGCAGCCCAAGGACATCGATCTGATGGTGACCGGGCTTCCCGGCGAGGAGGTTGAGTCTTTGCTGACTGCGCTTGACGGAAAGGTTGATTACACCGGACAGGACTTCGGCGTCTTTCGATTCAAGAAAGATGGCGACGAGGTCGAGGTTTCCTTGCCGCGCAAGGAGAGGTCTACGGGGGCCGGTCACACCGACTTTGATGTCCAGACCGACCATCGGATGACCCCTCATGAGGATCTGTTCAGGCGAGACTTCACTGCAAACGCCATGGCTGTTAACCTGAACTCAGGGCGGCTTATCGATCCTCACAACGGAGCAAAGGACATAACTAACGGGACGCTGCGGACGCTCCACAGCGATTCCCTTAAAGACGACCCGTTGCGCGTGGTTCGCGCCCTTGTGGCCAAGGGCCGTCACGGGCTAGACCCCGATGAGGCTACGCGTCTACAAATGCAGTATGCCGCGTCTGGTCTGGACGGTTTGCCCCCAGAGCGCATTCAGCTTGAGCTGGACAAGTTGATGGCTTCGGACCAGCCCGCTGAGGCTATTCGTTTGGCATACGACACGGGGGTACTGGCGCACATCTTCCCTGAAGTCTACGACAACTTCAATTACGACCAAAAGAATCGCCACCACGATTTGACATTGGGCGAGCACACGTTGTCAGTTCTGCGCAGCACGGCTGAACGCACTGACGATCCTGACGTTCGTCTTGCGGCGCTTCTTCATGACATCGGAAAGCCTTCGTCTGCTTGGAAGGATCCGATCACCAATGATCATCACTACTACCGGAAGGACCATGCAGACGGCAGCAGCACTGGCAAGATGCATGAGGCCGAGGGTGCGCACATGGCTCGCGAAGCTTTAGAGCGCCTGCGCTATCCCAGTGATCGGGTCAATCGGGTAGGGCAACTGGTGCGTCATCACATGTTCGCGCCGTTCACGAATGAGCGCGGAGCACGGCGCTTCTTGAACAAGGTCGAAGACCACGCCGACGACCTTCTTCACATCCGCTGGTCTGACTCCAACGGCAAAAGCGTGCCAGTACCCGGCGCGGACGCAGAGTATGAGACACAGGCAAAGCTCATCGAGCAAGTTCGTAATGAACAGCAGCCCACAAACCGTTCCCAGTTGGCCGTCAATGGTCAGGATCTATTAGATCTGGGAATTCCAAAAGGCCCGCAAATTGGCCAGATCCTAAACGAGTTGACCCAAGCCACAATCGATGATCCCGAGTTGAACGAACGAGCCACGCTGCTCGAACTGGCGCGACCGCTAGACTCTGCGGCATGAGTATCGTAGTCACCGCTAAAGACGGCAGCGAATGGATCTTCCAGAAGTGTGGGTGGTGCGACACTCACATTAAGTACCCCAAATACGCTAAGAACGTTGGATGTCATATATGCCACTCAGTCTACAATCGAACAGCCGACAACAACAAGAAGCCCACACCCCGCAAGCCTTCTTAGCCCGCCGGGGGGATTACGTCGCCGAGATGGTTGCGGCGGAGTATCCGCATTGGCAGGAGATGCCGATGACGGGGGAGAACTCGCATCGTAGGTTTGCTTGGACTGGCGATGATGGCATCGCGCATATGACCTCCTGCGGGAGCGGTCTGCACAGCGAAGCCGATTCGAAGCAAGATCAACGGATGTTGAGGTCACGCATCCGCATTTGCGAAAGCGGAGCCTGCGGGCACAGGCCTTCTGTCGATGCGTTCGCCGCGCCCTTGTCGCCCGAAGAATCCGCCATCAAGCAGCCGACGCCTTTCACGCTCGGCCAGAAGGTGGTCCTTAACAACGAGCCGCATTTCATCACGGAGTATGTCCCGGCGGGCGGGGGCGTCCCGGCGATTTATGGAGTCTTACATGCAACAAACGGATCTATCGGAACGGCTACCGAAGAAGAGCTACGGCCAGATGGGGCCACAAACAGACAGGCCAATATTCTAGATCCCGTTCACGATGGACTCGACCCGGACGTCTGGGACCATCCAGACTCCGACTCTCCTCTGCTCAGGCCCGAGCACAAGCAATGGATCGTGTCAACCATTTATAAGCACTTGGACGACGCTGGCTACGATGGTATGGACGAATGGCTATCCCTCGTGTTCACCGGTTCGTTGACCACATATCAATATTCGCCAGACAGCGATGTGGATGTTTCCCTGTTTGTAGACACGGTCGCCTTCCCGGACTGGTCGAGAGCCGAGATGATCGGCGTGATGGTTAATCATCTGGACGGGACAAATGTACCCGGCACTACGCATCCGATCCAGTGTTTCGTCGTTCCTCCGGAGGTCTCCAGAGAGGACCTGTACAGACCGGGGCTTCGCTCCGGCTACGACGTAGAGTCTGACCTGTGGGTGCAGCCACCAGAGCGGGATCGGGTTATGGATGTAGAGCACGAAATGAACACGGCTTACACGCTTGCTCTTGAGTCCGCTGACAAAATGGAACTCCTGCTTAAGTACGAGCCGCAGGAGGCGGTCCGCTATTGGCATCACATCCATGACAAGAGGCGGGAAGATCATCAGGCCGGGAAAGGCGACTTTTCTCCCAGCAACATCGTCTACAAGATGCTTGCTAACCGGGGTCTCTTTGAGGAAATTTCAGAGGTGTCGGGCGAGCACATTGCTGGGAGCGACTTGCCTCCCGTGCTTGCCTTCTTCTTAAATATAAAACCAGAAGACTACCCGTTTAATCCTAAAATCCGTAAGCGGTTAATGCAAACCGTTGACAAGTATGATTGGCTTCACACTCCGGAGGGAGAAGCGCTCATCATGATGCTGGGCGGGTTCTATCCAAAAGAAACGGACCGCATCGCTTCTTGGCTCGTAAGGCAATGGAAAGAAGGCAGCATCGTTTTGCCACCCGGATTGGCAGCAGCGCACCGGCAGGGGGAACACTGGTTTTCCGGGAAACAGCCTTGGGAGGTGGTTCAGTCGCGCTATCTTTTTCCCGGAGATACGGAAGAAAAAATGATGCGAGGAGAAGAAATAGAACCCATCCAACAGGGCATGGTTGAACGGCTACCTGCAATGTTGCAACATTTAAAGGATCGCGGACGGGGTCTTGATCTCAACCAGATGTCTTGGGACGACATCGTCCCCATTTTTGAGCAATGGAATGCGCAGCAAGAACGGGACCCAGATGCCGGGGAAACATTAATGTCATTCCCCGAACATACGATGCGCGAAGTCCGTGCGGAAGAATGCCCGGACGAAGGGCAACGCATGAAAAATTGCGCTGCGACCTACAGTCACAAAGTCGCCGAAAATACTCATCGCGTATTATCGTTGCGCGATTTGAAAAACGAATCTTTGGCTACAATAACTCTTAGCAATCGCGGTGAGATAGAGGACGCCAAGGGAAAGGCAAACAGTCCCATCAGGTCCGAGCATGTGCCCTACGTCAGTCAATTCTTGCAAACTTTGCCCAATCATGTTATGATGGGAAGCCCAAATAGTCAATATGACATTCCCGACAAGGAGCAATATGGCCTCCCCGTATGGGAGCCTTGGACCGGGCAGCCCCACCCTCATGGCAAAGAGAGCTGGTATTCGCCCGAGCAATACAACAACTTCTATCCGAGAGTCCAACAATGAGCTTGCACCCAAATTTTCTTATGCATGCGCCAACTTCGGGCGAGCACACTCTGAGCGCCACCAAGAAAGCCGTGTTTCGTGGAGGGGGCGAGGGAAGCTTTGACCCTAGCTGGTCGCTAGCGGATGTTATCCGTTACGAAACAGAAGAACTTGGGAACAACGACGTAACCCCTCTGGTTGGCAACCCCGAAACGGTGTCAATGAGAGGGGCCAAATGGATAACATTAGACGCAAGTGTGGCGGCTGAGTATGGCGAGGTTGAAACGCTCGCGGGCGACTATAAGCTTGTAGCGAAGGACGGACAAGATGGCTACATCGGTATCCCCGCTGAAGCGTAGCTCTACCACTCTCCTGTCTCCCAATCATTGAAGTCCTTCCGCGACTTCATCTCCGCGTAAGGAACCTCGGTGTCTAGGTCATCGTCCCAAAGGCTCGTCTGCCTATTGCGGTTCGACGGGTTGGCTTTGGCGACCGCAACCGCTTCTGCGAGATCGTCGCCTTCGTAAAAGCGACTGGCGCTCGCCGGTACAATCGAATGGCGTGACCTTGTACTTCGGTGCGAATGGCATGTGCTTCCTTTCGTTGCTACGGACGGGACTTCTCGAACCGCTCGTCAAGTAGCTCCTGAGCGAACTCCGCCACTGTGTCATCGACCTTATTGCTAAAGACTAGGTATTCTGGCCTGATCTCCACGATCTCGCCAAACTTATGGTCGCCGTAGAGGTGAGAGTGAGTAAAGAACTCGACCTTCTCGATCTTTACTAGGTCGATCTCTGAAACGTCGCGGCCAACTTCATCGCGGGCCTCATTGACCTCTCCGATAACGCCGGTGAGCTTGACGGTGACATCGAATTCGTGTCCAGCAAAGTCAAGACTCGTTACAGTCGCTCCGCTAGTGGTCAGGGTCATCGCTCCGGGCGGTAACGCTCGGCGTACGCTACGGCCTCTTTCTTGGTGTCGAAGAAGTCAATGTTCTGTTCGGTCGCGGTCAGCACGAGAATCCACTCAACGTCTGCCGGGTTGAAGCCGTCGCCGTTGAGAATCCGGTCGTTGCCCTCATAGTCAGACTCGTAAGTGACCGAACGGATAACCTCGTAGGTGTCGCAGGCCGTGTAGTAATGCCCTGCCTCTTTGCGGTGCCACTTCATCTCTATGGTCATGCAACCATTATAGCACAACGCCTGATAAATCGCAACCGCGGTGTCAGGCATAGGTCAAGTATAGCTAGACCTAGTGCGGACGCAACGAGTGATAATAGAAATCGTGCTACGTTCATATCGAAATGCTTTCCCCTCTTGGGCCGCACATTAGTAAGCTGCATCTAAGGCATAAAGGTTGATGGCAACACGCTGGCATATTGAGCCTCTGGAGACTCGCACCATCCTCGCCTCTCTCTTTGAAGATGGTCTTGCGCCCCTGCCTCCGAAGGAGCGCAAGATTGGTAATTCCGAGGTCCACTGGTGGGAAGGGCGCCCCGGAGAAGCTGTCATCATGGCTTCGGGTGGCTCTGCCGAGGACCGGACTCTAGCCGAGCAAATCACGAAGGTCGATCTTGAGGCTAATGGCTACAGGCGGGCACAGTTCACTTTCGATGCCAGCAAAGAGCTGCGCAAAACGGCTGGTTGGACCGACATTGTCAACAAGGCAAAGCGACTTATCCAATCGGGAAATGTGCTTGTTTTGCGCAATGGCTGGAACAACCTTGTCGGCCATGTGATCGGAGATCATGGTGAGTACACCGTTGAAATAGGCCGCGATGATCCCCAGTCCAGATCTATCACAACATGGGAATGCGAGTGCGCGTGGAGCCAGTACGCGTGGCAGCGCACTCGTAAATGGAAGGCCCTTGAAGGCAGGCCATGCTCGCATGTTATGGCGCTTTACTGGAAGGGGCTTGCAACGCCTCTTGAAGAAGATCCTTATGGACCTTCCCCGCTTGATATGCAGCAGGGCACCGGGCAGAAGAAAGGGCCGTCTCCCGAGCCGCCTCCTTTGCCTCCAGTTTCGGATGATTTGCCCCGTAGTTTTAGTCCGGACGACCCGATGCCTCCGGGTCCAGACGACGGGGCGCTCCAGCCGCCTATGCCTGCGATGGCGCCCCCAGCCTCTCCCGACATCCTGCCGCCCTCGCCTGCGGAGCAGATGATGCCCCCCGCTCCACCACCACCACCGGGAATGAATCCACCCGGCTTTCCTGCTCCGCCCAACAGCGTCTCCGTCCCCGGTGCGCGTATCCCAACGCCGTTCAACCCAATCCAGTACCCCGGAGGAACCTACTCGCGTGTTGCGGCAGGCGTAACGTTTGAGCCGGGGGAGATCATCAGGCTGAAGGCCCCCGCGTTCGGGATGGCTGAGGGCAAGAGCGAACAGCACGGCTCGGGGCAGTACCAAGAGGTCCCAGAAGGGTCCACAGGCGAAGTTATCGGTCAGGACGCCACTACGGGCTGGATCGATGCAATCTTTCCTTTGGACGACAGCGGTCCCATGGAGCCTTACCATGTGCGATGCTTCTTGGAACCGTCCGATGTGTCTAAGACCCGAATCCGACCGCCGGGTCCGTTTATCAAGCGACGACGTTGATCTTTGACTCATAGCATGCTACACTACTGCTATGAGCCTAGTCAATGAGAAGTGGGAGTACACGGCGAAAGGTGCCGAAGATGGCAACCCCGTTGTTTATGTTGCCCGCGAGAAGTACGACTCCTCGACCCGCCTGACGATCTTCAAGCTCATGAAGAAGAATGACGTCTGGTACAATATGGGCCAGTGGATCTCGAAGGGACAGTTCCGCGTCCATCATTTCGGGGCTAGCGACGAGCTTCGTCCGCATCGTCTTTCAGATTCACGCATCGATACAACCCTAAAGAAGATAGCCGAGGAACATGTCTAATACCGCCCGCCCGTATGAACAGATCAAGTCGATGCATGACGATTACCTTGAGGGCGGAACGCTACGCGCCATCGGCCGTAAACACGACCTGTCGCACGAGCGTGTGCGCCAACTGTTTGAGCAGCACGGATTCAAGCCTCGCCTTGTCAGAATAGACAGCGTTAAGCGCTATGAGCGTACGCTTGAGGCTTGGGAGCAAGAGGATGCGATCATCGACGCTTACAAGCGCAATGGCAATGTTGGCGATGTCGTTGACGAGCTAGGCGTTAGTCGTGCCGATGCCGAAGAGGTTTTGCATTCATTTGATCACCGGTCTTCTTACCGATCCCGTGGCGGAGGCGGGTGTCCTAGGCGCTATACGAATGATCAGATCGAGCAGTTTTTGCGAATCGCAGCAAATGGGAAGCCGCTTACTGTGGCTGCCTATCAGACTCTTCGTGCCAAGGGACGATCCGTATCCCGGTTCACAGCTCCCATCCCCACTGCTTTGACCATCATCAAGCGCTATGGCACTTGGAAGCTGGCGTGCGATGCGGCTGGCGTCGCAGCTAACCCGTCTCGCACCAGCAAGGCCGGGTTCACTCCCGATAGGTGCATTGAGAGCGTCCGCGCCTGCGCCATGGACATGGGCAACGTCCCCAGTTACATGGAGTACTCGCAGTGGTCTAAAAAGAGCGGAGCCAAGGACACACCATCTGGGGCAACCGTTCGCTATCGCTGCGGGGGTTGGTCTAATGCAATCGACAAGGTTCGCCATGACTTAGAATCAGAATGGCTTTCGTAACTCGCTACACAAAGCAATCAAAACAGAGCGATGAACCCCTGTATCCTTGATTTTGCGGAATGGGACGATGGCGAAGACCCGGACTACACGCCGGACGACATCGTGGCTTGGACATACTCGGCAGGCCGTCATTGCGTTACCTGCGCGAACAGAAGGTTCGGTGGTGCCGCCCTCGCCGATGGCCGTGCCGTTGACGATGAAGGCAATCACGTTCATCCAGTTTTCGCGGTTGACGAATGGCCGGAGGAACGGGGTAGCTGCGGTACTTGTCATTCGGTGTTCGTTGGTAGGACGATATAGCGATACAAGCTGTGGACACATACGGACGTAACTTGTATCGTTAGCCAAGGCTTGCTCTAAGCTCGTATGTTTGCTATAATGTAAGCATGAATTATCAAATCGATGATGCAGGCCTTGAGCGTGCATCTAAAAAGCTTGGCCTGCGGTTCCCCGTTCATGTGCGCGTTTTGCGCAATGGACTTGAAGGGATGGCAGGCAAATATCATGGGCTGGGGCGCTACGGTCCTACCGTGGACGGCGTGCTAGAAGATCCTGTGCACCACATATCCCTAAACGGTTGCCTAGGGACCAAGATGGCCAACACGGCCATCTGGCATGAGCTGACGCACGCCATGCAATGCGAGCGCTTTCTGCCCGCCGACCCCTGCGACGCCGACGAACTGTCGCAAGCTGCCAACCATGGTCTGGCGATGGCGTTTCGTCAAGAGATGAAAGGCATCCGCCTTAAGAACAATGCCAAGTCCAAAAAGCTGACCATGGATTACGTGAATGTGAGCTTCGAGGTCGAGGCTATGGCCTCTGACAAGAAGTTCGCGCAACAAGACGAAATCGTTGCGTTGGTTGAAGGCGATCCGGATTTGCTTGATGACAGCAACCGCTACCTGTGGCGCGTCGACCTTTGGAAGAAGGGGCCTTGGCGTCCGAAGGAGGATCGCGAATACGAGTTTGTCGCCACGCACTACGTGAACGCAGACAAGAAGCACAAAGCGAACGAGTGGGCGCGCAATCAGCACAATCTGACCGCCGCCAATAGCTTCGCTGTTGCTTATCAGATACACCGAGAGGAGACACCAGATGCCATTTGACGGAATAATGAACTACGGTAACGATTACGAACTTGGAGGAACGATGACTCAATGGTCTTCGTCTAATAGCGACGTCGACGATTTGATTGGCGATGAAGATCTCATTGCGGATCTGCGTCGAGAACTCGATCAGGACGAGATCGATCATCTGCGCCTGTCTATCGATGACGAGGCGGCAGAGTTTACTGACGACCCTGAAGAACAGGCTCGCGTCGCGCTACAGCTTGAGCGCTTCTATGACGACTTTGAAGATAAGGTCGATGATGCGAGCATGGAGCGCACGGAGCGCTTGACTAAGCAGGGCGCTCGCGACTTCGGTCTTGAAGACGACAAAGACAACGTCACCGTTACCAAGTCGATGGACGAGCTAATCGACTGGTACGAAGAAGAGCTGCAAACCATCAAAGACCAGCTTGCTGGCAAGATTCGCTCTGAGATCGACGAACTGCGTAAAGACATGGACCTGTCTGGGTCGACCAAAGACCTGATGTATGCAGATCTGGTCGATGCCGAGGTCATAGAGCAATGGGAGCCACTGCTGTTTTAGCCGCCGACTCGGCTCTATAAAAGCTAGGCCTCTCCGATCCTTTGCAGGATCTCGGCGTTCAACGTCGAACATGGATCAGATTGAGGCTGTCTACCAACAACCACCAAGGAGTGGATTCTATCTATCATAAAACAACACCATTGATCGCTGTAGTCGTAACGATGTTTGTTTGTACAGCGGCGATTGCCGGGGCGTCAATTCCGACCGCCTCTGTCGGCGAGCCGATTACTAAGCCCGTCAAGGTCAAGACCAAGACCAAAGCGAAGAAGAAGAAGCGCCCAGCTAACCACGCACTTTGGGTTCGGCTGGGGCGCTGTGAACAGCCGGGGCGTGGTTACAAGGGCGTCAATTGGTCCCATCGGGGTCCCACATATCAGGGCGGGCTAGGCTTTTGGTATGGCACTTGGCAGAGCTTCAAGCTGAAGGGCATGCCGAGCAATGCTGGTGACGCAACATGGCGTCAGCAGATGCAGGTGGCTAATCGGCTTTATGCGCGTTACGGAACGTCGCCGTGGGGATGTGCATAATGAAGGCCGTTAGATCTGCCGGACTGACTGCCTTGGCGGTAGTCGCGTTTATGGTCAGCAGTCTGGCTGTCGCAAACGCGGCGACTTACACAGGTAGCGCGACCGCATACGCTAGCTGCGACGGCAGCACTACGGATACAGCCTCCGGACGCACCGTGAGTTTAGGCTACGCCGCAAACAATTTCCTGCCGCTCGGGACATGGATCGAACTTGTCCGCCCCCGTGTCGTGCAAGGTAGGACTTGGTATCTGATTATGGATCGGGGTGGACCCGGATTCGTTCTAGACATCTGGTCAAACAGTTGCTCTTGGATGAATTCGTTTGGTCGTCGAACGGTCACCTTCAAGTCGGTGCCGCGTTCGCAGCTTTATCGCGGTAAGCCCGTCAAGGGCTGGAAGTTTGAGCGTGCCCGCAAAGGGATCGTTCTTAGGTGGCGCCCCAAGCGATGATCTCATAGGTTGTTGTATGTGTCCCTAGGGTGTGCTATACTTAGGGACACATGCAACCCTTTGGAGATTCATGACCACCGCCACCGCCACAAAGCCTAAGCCTACTCGCCGTGGTAAGTCCACGGAAGAGATTTACGAGGCGGTCACCAATCGCATGATCGAGGCCCTTGAGGGCGGCACCGTTCCTTGGCAGCGCCCTTGGAAGCTCTCGACCGCTCATGCCAACCTGAAGACCAAGAAGGCTTATCGGGGCATCAACCCTTTCCTTCTGGACTTCACTGCGCAGACCGAGGGCTACAAGCGCTCTTACTGGCTTACCTACAAGCAGGCGGACGCTCTGGGCGGACAGGTCCGCAAGGGCGAGAAGTCTACGCTCGTGATCTTCTGGAAGCTCTTGACCGTCGATAAGATCGTCAACGGGCAGAAGATCAAGGACAAGAACGGCAAGCCGGTCAAGACCAAGCTCCCGCTGCTCAACTACTACAATGTCTTCAATGTTGATCAGGTCGAAGGCATCGAGGACAAGATCCCGGCCGAGATCGAGGAAAAGGAGTTCGATCCCATTCAGGAGGCTCAGTCGATCATCGACGAGATGCCGAACGCTCCCAAGATCATGCATCGCGGAGACCGCGCTTGCTATGTCCCTTCACTGGATTGTGTCCATCTTCCCGATCAGGAGCAGTTCCAGTCGGCAGAGTACTACTACCACACTGCCTACCATGAGCTTGTGCATTCGACGGGTCACGAAGACCGCCTGCACCGCGTCAAGGACTGGGCAACCTTCGGGAAGGATCCGTACGCCAAGGAAGAGCTTGTGGCAGAGATGGGGGCCTCGATGGTGTCCGCTATCGCCGGAATCGATGTCCCCGTTCAGGACAACTCCGCGAATTACCTAGCCTCATGGCTTAAGCGATTCAAGGAGGACAAGAAGCTGCTGGTGCAGGCTGCGTCCAAGGCCCAGCGGGCTTCCGACTTCATCATCGGCAAGACCTATGAGGACGACAAGGAAGCATCCAATCAACCAAAAGGAACCGCATGATCATTGATGAGCTAATCCGCAGCGAAATGGAAAAGCCCGGGGCCTCTCCTGATCCCGTTGTCGTCGCCAAGGGACTCGTACCGCAATCCCTCCAAGCCTCAGACTTCGACGAGTTCCTAGAGTGGGCGCTCGCGCAACGGGTTGCGAATCACCATCGGCTCGATAGGGTGCACATCGAAACCGAACCCTCAACGGGTCCCGGCCCTTCTCGCTGGTCCAAGTACCGCGAGGTCGCTCCGTTCATCAATAAGTTCGTTGATGAACTGACCGTGTCCGATCTGACAGATATCGTGGAGCGATACAAGGAGATGGCTGCCTCTGCCAATGCCAAGGGGGCGCAGTATCAAGCTCTTCTCGACGAGTTAAAGGCTTCTGGCTTCGCAACCGTAGGAGAACTCGTCCACCCAGTGCGCGGGCGCGCTACGCGCTCCCAGTTGTACTTGTGATGGTAACTCCCAAGCGGCCATCATGTCTGCGCCGCAAGGCTAGGATGAACCCGCCGCTTGGGACAACTTTGATCTACGGGCCATCCCGAATGCGCCGCAAGGCCAGAGGCAGGACGCCCAGCCCAAACGACCATTTCCGATCCGCCGAAAGGCCATAATCACCGCGTCGTTTGGGCAACAACTTAGGAGGAGTGATGACCAGCAAAATGAAATCGTCTAGTGACCAAACCCCACCCGCTGAGCGACTGCGATTGCAAAGCCAGAGCTGCTCCGTCACTGGACCATACTTAGATGCACAGCGCGACCTGCTGTTCTACGCCGAAGCTCTCAACGACATCGAGTCGGTGCGGATGGCGCAGGACAACCGGATTAGAAGCCTGCTAGCAGAGACTGGCTCCGATGTCGTCCCTGTGGAGTACCAAGCGATCCGCGCTCACCTTGACGACACCGAGAAGGGCTTGATAAAGGCATTGGAAAAGGCAATGAAGAGGCATCCGCTAGGAAGCTTCGTGGCCTCGACCCCCGGGGTTGGTTTCAAGCAAGCCGCACGATTTTTGGCTGCGGTAGACGACCCTTGCTGGAACGGAGCCGAAGGCCGCATGAGGCGCGACCATTCCGAATTGTGGAAGTACCTCGGACTGGCTCCCGGACAGCGTAAGAAGCGCGGAGAACGGGCCGCTTGGAACCATGAGGGCAAGATGCGCTCCTTCTTGATCGCAGAGTCTTGCATCAAGGTCACAGGCAACCATCGAGGAGGGATTGGAAACGCCAAGCGTAGCCCTTACCGGGATGTCTATGAGACCTCCAAGGCGCGGCTCGATGATGCCGTCCACAATGAGCTGTGTGTGCGATGCGGCCCGTCCGGCAAGCCAGCTCTTGCCGGGTCTCTTCTCAGCGACGGTCACAAGCACGCTCGTGCCCTGCGGAAGGTCCAGAAGGCCTTCATCAAGGACGTCTTCAATGAGCGGAAGAAGAGCTTCGATGCGGTTTAAGACGACGTACATCGAGAGCGTGCTTTACGCTTGAGGATTACGACAACCCGGCCGCGCGCGATTATGCGCCACGCCCGCAAACAGTGGAGGGACACAAGATGATTGGACTCGTTGTACCAACCGACCCCGCCCTGCCCGTCAGCAAGATTGACGTTGACGGCCTAGACGACTATCAGGCCGTCGTTGGCGGCTACATTGAGGTCGTCATACCACTAGGCAGGCGCGACAGCCCGTTCAGGACGTTCGGCGCAGTTGGCTACGTCAATGAGGACGGCTTGATGCGCGGCCTGCCCTCAAACCCGCGCGCGACCGAGCTATTCGGACAGCCCCTCGTTGGCGACGTTCTCATACTGGAGACCACCGGCGAGGACGACCGCAGCGTCAGCGACGTTACGACCGCTTGGGCAACCGGCAGCACCGCCTAGCAGCAACCCGACCCGCCCGCCCCCTACACTCACCCAATGGGAGAAGCCGGGAAGGGCCAACCCCGCCAGACAGGGCGGCCACTCAAGATCACACAACGCCCCGACCCGGCGAAGCCCGACACCTACGGCAGCCTAGTCTTGACGCCCTAAAGGTTGGCGAAGGGGATGATCTGGACGCGGCCATCGCTGCGGCTAGAACTGCCGCTGTTGGCTGGCGGCAGAAGGGCGGCCTGATTAGCGTCATTGACGCTGAGCGCTACGACGTACCCGACGCCGACGGCGTCTGCGCTGGCGAAATCTGCTGGGAAGACGACCACTAGATCTTTCCGTTTGATTCTGCTATACTGATCACATGTTCAAACCTGATCTAATCGAAAATCTCCTCGTTAGCTCCTTCGGAAACGGAGACAAGATTGTTGTCTCGCTCTGGGGGATCGAAGCCGACATGGAAGACAACTGGCACGAGCAACGCGTTTTTATTTCGCCAGACATGCTCACGTTTAGCTCTTTGCGTCTTGCCATTCATGACGCCGACGGCCTCGAAAAGGTACTGATCGGCTCCTGCTGCGACGCCGACGATCAGCGCCATGCGTCGCGCTACTTCCGGGCGGACGCCTTTTTTGGCAAGGAGCGCTCAGCAGTTTGGGACGCCATCGAAGACCACATCAACGAGATCGGCAACGAAGAACTCTCTGATCGCGATTGGGATGCCGATGCGGCAGAGATAGAAGCCGACATGCGCTATCACCTACAAAAGGAAAACCCGTGACTCGTTCTGAAAAGTTTAGCTTGGGGCGCATCGTCGCAACCGTTGATGCGGTCGACAAGATGTCCGATCTTAATTCCGAGGGCAACCATCGCCGCATTGCGGCCCCAATGATCGCTCGTCACCATCGAGGCGATTGGGGAGAGATCTGTAAGGAAGATGCTAAGGCCAATGACGACGCTCTTCAAGATGGAGCGCGTATCGTTAGCCTTTACAAAGAGGGCGACCAAGAGTTCTTTGTCATCACCGAGGCCGAGGACGCTGAGGGCCTCCGCCGCTCGACCACGCTGATGCTGTCGGAGGATTACTAATGGGTGATGACGTAGAGCGCTTTTTGAGCATGCTTCAAGAAACCTTTGGTGTCGACCCGGACCAGTTTACGGAAGCGGTTGCAGAGCTTGAGGCAATCGAGGAAATTGCACCTGATGGAGCGTTTATGTTAAACGCGCTCCTACAGGACATGTACCCAAACCTTAGGTCCTTCAACCAATAGTAATGTGCGGAGTATTTTTAGTTATCAGCGTCGTGATCGTGGTTTACGGATTGATCAAGATCACTGATCTTATTGGCGACCGAATTTTTGGCAAAGGGGGTGAAAAATAATGAATGTTCACAATGAAATTGCTGGCATGCGCTATCGACTCGATCAGCTTGAGTCGGAGGCGCTGGAAGATCAGGTAGACACTTCCGATACCTCAGAGGAGGTGCAGGAGGCTGCGAAGCGGCTGGCGATTGCTATCGCTAAGTCGCAGGGCGTGGATGTGGATGCCATGGGAGGCGTGTTTGCTGGTTCTTCCCAGCTTCTTAAGCTCCCTAAGGAGTTCATGGAGTTCGGCGGCATCGGTATCGGTGTCATAATGGCTGAGCCTCAGGAAGAGGCTGGGTACTAGGGGGCGAGTCTCCGCCCTAGCAACAGAAGGAGACTGCCGAACCCGGACTGACCTGAGCAACGGAAGCCCGTTACAGTCAGAGTAAACTGCTCACCTGTATTCGTTTGCTAAAGTTTGCTAATTTGTCTAAAGCAAACTAAAAGCGGTCCTCGCATCTATAAACGGTAGGATCGCATCGTTTATAGACCGAACCGGAGCTTCAGAATGACTCAGATAAAATCAGTCCTAGAACTATCGAAAATCGGCGGCTCTAAAGTGGCGCTGGCCGCGTACCAACAGACGGGCGCGGGCAAACACGGTGGCTCTAGTCGCCAGAAGAACAGGAAGGATCGCCACTTGACAAAGCAGTTTCTTCGTGATAGGGCGTAGGCACAAGGCTAGCGGGTTGGCGAATGTTCGCACAAAGGCTTTCAAATTTCGACAAGCAAAGTTGTAATGGGCATGGAGCATGACAACATTGTTAGCGAACTCAGAAAGATCAGTAGTCAGTTGGGTGCGCTCACTGAGGGTCAGGCTCGTCAGGGCAAAGAGTTAGTTGAGATCAAGATTCAGGTGCGGGCCACTAACGGCCGCGTTACTGCATTGGAGGCTCAGCGCATTGCTCAGGAGGCCGTCAAAGTCGAAAGGCGCCGCTTGTCCGAGAAGTTTGACGAGCGCGATGACGATGTCAAAGAGGGCCGTCAAAAGAACATCGACAGAATGGTCACGATCATCGTCGGGCTGTTTGGGATCCTCGCTGGCATATTACTTACCAACGGCGGAGTGTTTTAGGCTAGTTCCTGTGTATAATTGTTGTGATGTCTTGGCATTTCAGCACTGACATATTCAACTGGTCGCAAGGCAATCAGGGCAAGGGAAACGTCTACTCCAATGGCGACGTAGAAACATGGAACGTCGACGAGGACGGATTCCCTCATCATCAGCAGAAGGCTGGTGAACACGGCGACGGTCCCGTCTTTCTTTTCTATATTTCTCCTTCCGGCGGAGTCCACGACGGCGGCATCGGATACTCCAACACCGGAGATAAAAGCGATGATGACTTCGTAAGCGAGGTTTGTGAACGCACTGGCGACTTGTTTCCGGCGGCCGAAGAAGAAGACGAAACGGCTGAAGCTGTTTCTCCGCGTGACGAAGGCGGCTATGGTCACGCTTGGTCTCTTGTATCAAGCACGGACGATATGGCAAGCGAGCTGCGTAGTTGGCTGTCCACCTTCACATCGGCCCAAAGCGCTCCATTTGACTGGGCAGACGAGCTTCAGGACGATGTCTTCGAGGTTACCATGGATGCATATGGTCCAGATGCGCCTGAGACCGTCGTAGAGGCCGCTTTAGGGCGTCTGGGCGCTAGTCCCGACGAAGCCCTTGATATTCGTGAAGAGTGGCTTAGAAAGGCTTTAAGGACGAACGAATCCAGATACGTGACGTTGCCAAAGCTCTTGCCTGATGATAAAACACGCACGGTATGGAATAAGGACGAGCCTACATTGATCAGCCCGCGCCAATTGGTCCAGCCCTTTGAGCTTATGTCCGTGGCTGTGAAGTCGATAGAGCAGTCCGTCAATGAGGAGCGCCTGAGCTATGAAGACGCCACTCAGACGGCGGGGGCAGCGGTCGCAGAGTACTACTACAACAGTGCGGCGCCCGAGGACAGATCCCCTCGCATGTCCCAATTGATCCAGAACGCCATCCAAAGCGCTTGGAATTACGTCATGGCCGGAGGGTTGGTCCCATGGAGCGATAGTGGAGATCTACCAGACATCAGTAAAATGAATTTCGATTATCTGCCCGAGAAGCTAACCGAGCAGGTCCCCGGATGGGGAGAAGACCCTTCGAGTCCTGCCCGTCAGCGTCTTGACTACTTGGGTAGGCCGGACGGGCATTGGTCGAAGGCATCATCGCTAACCGTAACCGCTAAGGCCGCAGCTTGGGACAAGCCAAGCTCTGATCTTACAGAACCAGAGCGAGACTACGTCGAGGCTCCGGGGCGAGGGGACCATCGTAACCCGTACACCGGAGAGTGGTGCAACTGCGGATACAGTTCTGGTCCTCGTCAAGTCCGCTTTTCAGCCTCAGACGACCCCCCGGCCTCTGATCTAGGGACGGTTGGCATTTATCTCGATCCGTCAAGCAGCGCAAACCGACGTCAGGTCGAACAGGTTATCGAAGACGCCGGTTATGCACCAGTGATCTTGTCGCGCGTCCACTACCCGTTGGCGGCGGGCGGCGTTGAGTCGCTTGTGGCAATTTATGTTCCTCCTGACCCGGAGTTGGATCGGATCTCGCCAATGCTCAAACATATTGAGACATTGGCCCCTGTTGTTCTTTCATGTCGTCCAGACGAGCTAGCTGGTGCGCTCGACAAAGCTTCTGGCAAAAGTCCAAAAGATTTTGTTCCGAATTTACAAACCGACACTGGCCGACGGATCTTCAAACAAAATCAAAAGGCGTTCCGAGCTGATGAAAGCGTGGGCACGGTTCGACGAGAGGAGGGCAAGAGTCGTATTGACGGTCCCTTGATGCTCCAAGGGTTAGACAATCTCGTGGCGGGATACGAGGTCGAGGGGATGCTGCCATGGTTGGCCGGTCTGGTCAAAAAGGGAGTGGTTCGTTTCGCAGAACGGAAAGATGGACTTATCGTCGATGACGGTGACAAACATTACGAGCGCTTGGACCGTCATCATTTCACACGGATAGCAAACTGGTTTGCCGCTTTTGAATCTCCCCATCGTCAAGGGGTTAACATCAGTTCGCTGTCTTATGGCGAGGTCCAGCAGAAGGCAGAGGAGCATGCAGAATGGGTACGCGACAAGGAGGTTATTGCTGAACATCAGGCAGATTTGTTACGCATCGAAAATCATTACCGTTCATTTGATGACGATAATGATGTGCCGCTGGATAAGAAGATGGTTGTCGATCTCCCTAAGCCTTATGAAGGGTGGAGGGTCGTCCAACTTACTAGTAGCTCTGATCTAGACCTTGAGTCAAAGATTCTCGGACATTGTATCGGATCCGGAGACCAACCGTATGTCCACGCTATTGACGCGGAAGCCATTGAAGCGTTCTCTTTGAGGGACCCTCAAGGGATTCCTAAAGCAACTTGGCATTACAACCCATCAGACAGGTCTTTGGCCCGCGTCCAAGGCTCCTCTGGATATCCAAACAAGTACCGTCCGTTGATCACCTTATTCAATGAAATGACAGGTCGAGACGATGGTGAGGGGGGTCCCGGTGACGAAGACGATTTAAGTGAATGGAGTGGTGAGGATGAGGATCTAGATTTTTCGTGGGATTTCGGGGAGATCAACGACATAGAATCCTTGTATCAAATTGAAACAGAACCGTACGATGCGGCATCGATGATGGGGGCAGAGCTGGGGGAAGATGTAGAATTCTCCGCTTCTGCTGATGTTGATGCAATCGCTCAGGAAGCCATAAACGATTATAATGCGTGGCCCGATGATTTGTTGAGGGCCTTACACAACAGCCAAATAGCTGGGCTTACGACTTATGGATTAATCAACAAAATCATGGAAACGTTGCGAAGCAGCTACGAACTGAGCGACCAATATGCTGGAGACCGCATCCATCCAGATGCAAAACCTTTCACTATAGAATCCTTACAAGAAGACCCAGATGTGGATCCTAGTCTTGTAGAGTATGTAAAGCAGCAGCTCCACCCGGCCGATCCGTCAGACCTTACACCGGCCCAGCCTCAGCGCACCCGCAGATTACATCATGAACGAGATGATTTTTGGAACCCCGCCGCTTTTTCGCCGGAGCCGACTGAACCACCCCTGTCGCCGCAACAGCCTGTGGTCCAAGGTTGGTTCGGACCGTCCGACGTAGGGCGCGGCGTCGTCGTCCCCTTGAGCGAAACCACATCTGACCCCAGCATCCCAGTCCGGGACCTCGACTCTCTCCAGCGTGCCCGTCGTTATCGTGAGGTAATGGTTCCGCCCTTCTACGACCCGACTCTAATTGCTCACGAGTATTACAAGAGGCTACAGTCAGAAGGCCAGCAAGCGGCAAATGATTGGTACTACAAGCAATATCCAGACATGCAGCCCACCCATCAGCAGCTAGTGGCGCATGAAGCTCAATAGCTTCCACAAGCTCTCTGAGTGGTCGATCTGTCAATGGGAGGGCGAGCTGGAAGACGGCCGTATGCTTTATGCCAAGGTTAAACATGACAGGCTCTCGGTTGGCATCGGAGACACTTACGCCAAGGCTATGTACGCAGCGGTGAGTCACCCCTGCATTGACCTTTTCTTGAAGCGAGACGATTGGGAGGCCCCTTACCCAACCGATGAACTACTTCGCCATCTAAGTCGTGTCGTGAACGTCCGTAACCTTGACGCTGACGCTATAGAATCTGCATATCAAGATCAGTCATTGTCTTAGACGGGCCGCACCTGCAACTTGCTCGCATCCGCTTGGTTGAAGCGGACTGACTTTTCTCCGTTTTCATAAGTCACAATCGTTGCGGTCGGCAGACCCTGAAACCGCTCAGTGGTCATGTCTATCGTGACCGTGGATGTCACGTCGCTCTTCGTGCCAACGATCATCTGGCACCGGTAGTGAGTCTTAATTGTTGCCTCGGTCATACCCAGCTCCTCTATTGCCGGTAAATTGTGAAGGTCGTCTACTGTTAGCTTTTTCTTCATCATGCAGCCTTGTGAGAGCTAGCGAATATATGAAAGCCGGGGCAATAAGGGCATCGATATTCGTGCCCTTCGACCCCAGCAGCGCGCAGCGCGGATTCGCGACTTTTATACATCTTGCCCTTGCACATCTTGGACTTCGGGAGCCTACGTTGCATCGTCCTATCCCTCCAGTCCGATGGTTTGGTCAAGCTCTTTCAGAACATCGCGTGGAACGTACACACAGTCGTCGCCGTTGTCTGGCGAGCAAACCCCTTTGTCTAGGGCGTCATCCAGAGCGATCCCGACCGACTCAGCCCAGCCTTCGATGCTGTCGCCAAAGTCGCCGGTAACGTGAACGTAGTCGATCATCGCGACCCCTCCAAGATGTCGTGCCCACGTTCGGTTACATAGTCTTTGCTTCCCTTGGACCCCTCTTTGACTTCGGTGCGGCTAGGAACGCCGCCGCCGTAATAGTCCGTGAAGCCCTCTTTGCCCAGAGCGCAGCGTCCCTCTTCGATGAGGCTCATGGCCGTGCGGCCAACGCTTCCTTCTAGGCGCCACGCCTGTCCTGTGTTGATCAGGTACTGGTAGGTGCGCACGAGGTCTTCTTCTGTGGCGTTTTCGTCCCAAATGGCGGTCAAGTTATGCATCTATTCCTCTTCGTTGTTCCATTCGGCAGCATCAACTAGGGCGGCCCAACGCTTTCGCTTTGGATCCCAAATGTATCCCCATTCGACCATTTCGGCATGGTTAGGGTCGTCACAACGGCACGAGCCAGTCGATTCATCGTAGTGTTCAGGCATCATGATCAACCATGGGCAGGACCGAATCGAATCGGACGCAATGAATCGGATGGGTGTCATCACCAGCTCTCCAAATCAATCTCGTTAGGCTCGTAGTCATGCGACGTGCCATCGTCCCACACCACGTTGATGGTCACCGTGCCATCGTCCAATAGATAAACGCTATGAACGCGACCACATTTGCCATACGGGATCAGCAAAGAGGCCTTGCGGCGGACGCGCACATCTTGCTTAAGAATTCCCTTCTCCATAGCAACAGTATAGCACAGCCCTGCTGGCATGTAAGAAGTGATGGCGTCTTGGCCAGAAATCTTGACTGCGTTATGGTGGTGTGGCTCGTTTTCGTCCGCTAGTGCTACCATATGACTGTGCGCCGATACTTGCAGCTTCGTACCTTCGTCTTGGCCACAGTCAAAGGTTGCTGGTTGCGTGGTCATGACTATCGCAGTCACGTCACGGTCCTTAGCGGACCTTCAGGAGCTGACACTGGCGACTTCAAAGTATCGAGCCGCTTCATCATGTGCGGTCGTTGCGCTCACCCTCGCCCTCCTAAGCGCCGACGTCGCTAACGGATTGCGCGCATAACGACATACATCAGCACGATCATTGGCAGCGCGTAAGCGATATCCCTGACATCTATCAGTATGTCCTTCACATACCTTATGCGACTGATATCGGCCCTTAGCTCTCCGCGCCATCAACTTGTTCCCGCACCACCTTGAGCAAACGATGTACCTTCTTCGACCGCCTCTTAGGCATGTACCTCTCCAATAGCTCGCAGTAAGCATCAAGATCATCTCTCATGCTCTAACATTCTAATCTGCCTTGAAGCCCTCTCCCTCTCCGCGTCGTGCTCAGTCATTCTTTCCTTTCGTTTCCAACCGCACTCAAAACAGGTGCCGTCGTAATAACGATCACCGTCATCTTCGGAAGGCGCAAAGCACCTAGGGCAGCTCGGTCGCCCCATTACGTTGCCTCTTCCGAGCTATACATAATAATAGTTGACCCCATTGCCTTAGCCTGCTTGATGCAGTTCGCCGTACCCTTAGAATATGTAAAGTCGTCGGAAAACGCAAGCACAACGCTCGTGCCGTGAGAAAGCATCCTTGCGTTACGTTCCGGCCCAGCAGCCTTGCCTAGCGCCTCCCATCGTGCGTACTCAATAACGTAGTTCCAGAGATTATTCTCCGCGATGGACTTCGCCATGCTGTCCACTCCGTTCGCGCAACCAAGCACAAACAAGACCGGCTTGGGCTTCGATTTATACTTCTTGCCGTCATCCCAGTAATCAGGAGCATCACCATATGACTTCGCCACCTGAAGCTGCTTGATCATCGCATCCAGAATCGTCTGGCGTTGCTTTTCTGTCTCCCATGAGCGCGAACCTGTGATCACTACAACATAGCGGTCAGTCATAGCCAACCAGTGCGCCTTCTCCAGCCCCAAGTACGGCAGCCCCAACGATAATGAGTACGGTAAGGGTAATGGTCATGGCATCTTCACTTGGCTGTCTAGATTGTGCATTTCATTCTCCGCCCGGTCCGCGTCATCATTCGGAATCAGCGGCGGGAAACCCGAGAACACCTCACTATTCGGGATCATCTTACCACGACGATCCCGGCGCTTCTCAATCTTACGCTGCGCCTTCCCCTTAGCCTTCTTGCTCGCAAATCTTTCGAGTAGTTCGCAGTACTCATCGAGGTCGTCTATCTCACGCTCTAGCATCCGGCGTCGCAGCAGCGCCTTCTCCTGCTCCCTCTCCGCGTCAATCGAGGCTTCCGCAGCAGCACCAAGCCCAACCTGAGCGCGAGCCTCCCAACGCGCACACGTCGCCTTCAACTCTTTATTCTCGTCGTACAACTCGTGAATACAGTCTTCCAGCGCATCAATCGTCGAAGCCAAACGAGCACGCTGGCCTAACAACGTTTTCCTACTTTCCTCCAACTCGTCAATGCGTTCAATAAGCTGCTCGGCCGCCATGTTTTCAGGATCGCTAGGGTCAAGCGAATCGTATTGTTGCTTAGCTTTCGCTAACGGGGCTTCACGTTTAGCGCGAAGCTTCTTCTGCAATGCGAGCCGGTCAAGAAACTCTGGTGAGCCACCGAGCGGGTCAATAGTGTTTGCGACTGGATTAAACATCCTCGGCTCAGGCCAAATCCATTCATCCGGTGCGCCTTCCCCGGCGCGATATATGCGATCCGGGGGGATACCCCACATCCGCACATAAAGATCAATCACGGTGTCAATAACGTCCTCTGGTACCTGAATCGGATGCAAACCCCCCTCGTCTGACACCGGAATCGGAATCACCACTTCCATGTACCCATCATCCTCGCCGCCTTCGCCGTCATGTTCTGCCCTAAGAATCTGCTCGGTCTTGGTCATAGCGTGTACTCTCCCCGGTGCGCGACCCATGCCTGTACCTTCTCCTGAGACCCGTGACAGGCGCTCGGGGCCTCCCAATGAAGGTAGCCGCAGTAGGCGGGCAGGTTCGCTAGGTTCTCGTCGTCTGCCCGAGCAATCGCTTCGGACAGCTTGTTCTCAAGCACGGCAGTCAAGAAGTGCCCGGGCATAATGCCTTCCTCAACATAGCGCTTCAATCCCTCCATCATGTGCTTCGGGATGTACCACTCTCGGAAAGAGTAGATCACGCCGTTGGTTACATCGACTTCGTGTTGCTGCCAATAGTCGCGCTTCCGCATCTGATGTTGGCCGTTCATGGTCCGCTCCTAACTATAGGTTATCTGAAGTTTGAAGTTTGGTTGCATCAACGGAAACGCATGCCGCATCGCATCGAGCGCATTCCATCTCGTGCGCTTCTGGAGCCGGAAACCCCTCTACCTCGATATTGTTTACATCGATCCCAAGCGTTTCGGCTATGCCCTCCAAGTCAAAACAGCGCACCTGATTGATAGTGAGGCCTTCGCCGAAAAGTACATAGACCGGGTCTCCGACTGCTAGACCTTTGCTCTTCTGGTATTCGTCTTCATCCTCGCCCTCGTCCGGCGGATCGATCCATTCTCCAACCCAGTCGAATCCGCGAGCGAGGTTGTAGGAGTCGATGCTACCTCCGGCTTGCTCGATTGCGCACGCCTCGCAAACACAGTCGACATTATCTCCCTGCCCATTCACGGCCATGTAGGCCAACGGCAGTAAGCTTGATTCCATCAGGGGCTTGTCAATCATAGAAGCCAGTATAGCGGAAGGGCGCCGTAAGTTCAAGGCGCTATA